AGTAAAGTAAAAACGCTCACCATGCTCTTTTGCCTTTGAACGCTCTGCCGCTTTACTCATATTTAGCCTCTATGTCTTCAGCATTGTTAGGCTCTATTATAGTCGGCTCACCTAATCCTGTAATGTTAATCGTGACTGCTGACCTCTGACTCTTATCCTTCTCAAACATGCTAACAGGAAGAGTCCTGTCTAAACACATCTTCAAAGCCACCAATTGATGTGGATGCTCATCATTCAAAGCAATCTCAATTACCTTCTGAGCAACATCCTTACCTCCTGACCTAATCATCAACTCCTTAAGCTCCTTAAGCCTCTGGTGATCAGTCTTAGGCAAAACACTAGGAGGGTTATCAGCAAACCTCTGTATGGTCATCTTCACAGAACCCTTTGGTCTTCCACGACCTCGTTTCAATTGTTCCATTTTGTCCTTTTTAGCTTTTTTTGTGGGTGGGGGGCTACATCAATATCTACACACACCACTCTACCCCTCCCCCCCATCATCTCACCACCTCTGGTTTACCCTTATAGGGTTTCTACCTACGGGTTTTCCCTCATGGTTATTTAACCAGGCATGCAGCTAGTCTAGATGCGAATGATTCTCATTTAGATTTAGATGCGAGAGTAATCGATGCACCTTTTTGGTAGTACTTGTCTTTTTGTTTGTTAGTCATTCTCTTACCTTATCCCTCTATCTATCCCTTACTTAACTTACTAGTGATTCCTCTTTTAAGGGTTGTTCATTTATTGTCGGACAGTTAGTAACTAACCCTAGTCTGTCAAATGGTTCGTCTATCCTGTATCCCAATGAATGCAAGTGTTGGTAGAGGGCTAATAGGTTTTCGAAACCCTGTGAAATATTACCCTGTCCAACTGTTAAAAGTATTTGTCGTTTGGGGTTGTCTAACTTCCTACGAAATTGGATAGTGTCTATCTTTGGAGGTCTAGCCATCGTCAAACCCTGTCTGATAATTAATTTAAAATAATTGTACTTTATTAGGGTTTGTCCTAATAGTTTTTTATTTTTTTGATGCTATTCTGTCTATACCTTCAATCGGAAGGGTTCTTTAATAGGTGTTCATATGCGAAACAATTACAGATCCGAATTTCCAACCTTTGACTTCGAAATCCCGTTCATCGAGGGTTTTACAGACAAGTCATATAGAAACGATGTTTGCCCTAGTTTCTATAGCCAATTCAATGCCACCCACGACCTAGTCATTTGGGTTGACTTTAAAGACAAGAATCGTAGAGAAAATGGCGGCAAACAATTCACCCTTTGCCTTAACCCAATCGATGACGAAAAGTTAGACATCGAATCGGACGACAATGTCCTTTTCACTACAAATTCATGGGATAAGCTTGTAGACAAAATTAATCAGACATGGGGTGCATGGGCATGAACGACAATCACAAAGACATTTTGGTTGCCATCATTACAGGGCTTTGCCTTTGTGTTGGCTTATTGGCTTATTTTGATGTTTTGGTCAAATAGTTTGGCAGCATAGGGTTATCCCTAGTTTTCCAGGCATTGACTATTGACTAAAATCTCTCTCTTACAATCAATTTTTAATAGGTGTTAACATGAAAAAATGGGTCAAACAAGCGAAACATTCCACAGACATTGTGGCTTTGTATACAAACATTCTTACGAACGATAAAGTCATTGAAACCAAGAATGGTCAATGTTTTGTCGCCAACACAAACAAGCTTTGTGACAAGCCACTTGATGTTTTTATCCCTCAAGAATTCCAAGGTTGGGATTTCTTTACAGGTGGCAATATTTACAATGAAGACGCTACAGAGGATGAAGACCCAATTTATCACTACGGGTCTTATTGTTGTGATGGGGATGGGTTTGTGTCTGTAGAGGTTTTGGTTGATGGAAATATTCGTTTGCTTGACCAAGGCGACTACATGTTAGACATTAGTCCCAACCTTGACGAGGCTATGAAACAAGCTTCCGATTATCTTAAATCTCAATATCCCGAAATCTACGAAATGTGGCTTGAGGGCTGATTATCAAAATCTTTCCAATTCTTTTTTAATAGGTGTCAATATGCGAAATCCTTACAAAATGATCCTTCAAAATGAGGGCTTACCTTACAAAACCCTTTTGGGGACAGCATCAACGAAAACAGTAAAAGGGGAAAAACTAGGTTATTTGACAGCCATACTGTATTTAACACCCGATGACAATATTTGTCCTTTGGCAAGGTTGGCGGGTTGTATGGATGGTTGTCTCTATTCATCGGGTAGAGGGGCATTTAATTCGGTTCAAAAGGCTAGAAAAGCCAAGACGGAATTTTGGTACACCAACCAAAGGGCTTTTTTACTGTCACTTTGTGCGGACATTTGGCGTTTGCACTATTCGGCAGCTAGAAGCAAAAATCAAAAACTATTGGTTCGTCCAAATGGTACTAGTGACATTGCATGGGAAAACTACCAAATCATTGAAGGAAAAACTATTTTTCAATTATTTCCCGATGTCCAATTTTACGACTATACAAAGCATCCATCTAGAAATTTACAGGACAAAACCCCTGGTAACTATGATCTGACATTTTCTTTTTCTAGTATTACCCCAAAGCCAATTTCTATTAAGGGATTGACTAACCCAAATAATTCCAGGGTTGCCGTTGTCTTCCAAAGGAAGGAAGATATCCCTCAATCTTTTCGTTCATGGTCTGTCATTGATGGTGACGACACCGATGTTAGACATGTAGAACCAAAAAATGTAGTTGTGGCTTTGTATGCCAAAGGGAAAGCTAAAAAAGATACATCGGGCTTTGTTCAAATTAAAGGGGTTCACTATGCATAAGTTTATTAAAGCTTCAAATAGACAATTATCATTTGATGGGGATAATCAAACAGCATTAATGTTTGTAGAATCAATTCATAATGCATATTTAGAAAATGGCATTGAAATGCCAAAGCTTCTAAATGATTTTATATTTAACATTGAAGTATCTTTGCAAGATGCTGGTATTTTAGATAATGATTTTAATATAGTGGGGACAAAATGAAATTCTACAAAGCCATTTTTGATTCTAGGAATTTTCAATTTGAAGCTTATGCCATCAATGCAACATTAGCCAAAGAACACCTTAAATTGGGATTAAATAACCATGCAAAACAGTATCAGCTGCCCTATGATTGGTGGCATGAGTATGGGGGGGATATTTTTGTAGTTGAAATTGAAATTGGTCGTCCTGATTTCAATTCGTGCTACAGGGACAATGAGCTAATAAAGGGTTCTAAATGATCTATGCAACCATTGCCCTCATTCTGCGAATACTAACTAAACGCTAACCTCAAGCCCTCCATTGTGAGGGTTTTTTATTGTCTAAAATTTAAGCCTTTACGGGCTTTTTTTGTGTCTATGCTTCCAAACTATGCATCAATGATAAAAAACGCTTAGAACGGGCTTTTATCGTGTTTTGTAGGCATGTCTTCGCACAATCGGCGGATGGTTTCATTCAGCGCATCTATTTCTAGCATTTTAGCAATCGACCACGCCCGTTTTTGGCCATGCCAACCAAGAATCGGGTTTCTATGGCAATCAACGCATAGGGCAATGCAAGTGTACTGTAAGCCCTGTTTGTAGTGGTGAGCCTCACTCGGTGGTGGTGCTTCGCATACTGAGCAAGGGAGGGATTTAACCCTTGCAAGGTGCAATCTTTCCTTTGCGTTCAGTTTGTTGTTCAAGTGGTGGCCTTCATTTCCATGCGGGCACTATATTGCTCGGTTCTCCAGCACTCGATTCTGGCTTGTGCAGCGGTCATTAACCAACGATATTTTTCCTCGGTTTCTACGGCTTGCCTGATTCCTTCAAGTATTTCGATGTAATCAGCGTGTGCATAGGCATAGGTTTCTTGTTTACCAAGTACTTCAGTCCCTGCTTGTGACATGAGTTGGGCTTTTCTGCTTTTCCTGAATTCCTCAAGATACATTCGGTCAGCCTTGGCTTTGGCATATAGTGGAGCAGTATCGATTATGTATTGAATGGCTTTTGTTGGTTCGTTCATTCTGGCTCACTTATATTTAATAATCTTTCAACGACTGGTATAAAGTTAATCTTTAATGCTTTATCAATTAACCTTATTGATTCGTTAATCATTTCATCATATGCAGAATCTGTTTTCTGTATTGCAGATAATGTATATCTAGCATCTTCTAATGCTTCTATATCTGCGCTATTTGCTTGATATATCAATTCAATATCAGTCATATTATTTCTCAAAATGTTGATATGTCGGGGCTATTTCATCTCTACCACAACGCCTACCATGCTCGTTAGCCTCTTGCAGTATTGGAAAAGCCCATTTACAGTTAGTACACACCCAATATGGTGGGTTGCCTGGTGCGTCTTTCTTTTGTTCAATCATGTTATCTCCGTTACTAAATCATTATTGGACTTAATGTAGTTTTTGGTTTTCTGAATATATCTTTCAAATTCAGATCGGCTAATGCTTGATTGTTGGAGGTCGGCATATTGGATTAACTCCCTTACTGCCTGAATACCCTCACCTGATAAACCCATGCGCTTAGTTGATTGAAACCTGAGAGCCGCTTCATGTAAGGCTTTTTGGGCTTTCTCGCATACTGGCAAAACCTCATCTTTTCCGATGCCGTTTCTAGCCATTGTTTCACTTAGGTTCAGTACATCGACAAGGGTTCTCCAATCGTGGATTGTCCCTTGACCTTTAGTGATAGCGTCTAACGCTGAGTATTCAAGCATTCTTAGCTTGTCTAACTTGTCTCTTTGGGTGATGGCTGCACCAGTTAGGGCATGGGTGATTGGATCAAGAAGCGCCCATACCTTGCGTTTAGTTTGCTTCCGCATTGCTTTCTCTTGATCTTATAGCCTCTCCAATGTGCATTGCTTCTCTAACCTCTGCACACTCTGGAAAACCTCCTTTTACCCAAAAATCAACTGCCATATCAGCCAATTTTGCACATTCATCACGTTCGGCAGAGGCAATAAGGTTGGCAAAGCGTATAAGACCCTCTTCATCAAACTTCAGGCCATGAATAGTGTGTTCTATTGCCAACTTAATGATGTCTTCGTTAGTCATACATCCTCCATCTTGTAGTTCAGCTTGTGGTTTTGGAAACGCATTGCTGCTTCCATTTCCAATTCTTTGAAGTGTTCATCAGAGAATAGCCCGATGACATTGCGACCCTCAAACCAAACCTCTTTGATTGACTCGTTATAGGTTGAGTCTTTGTCCTGTTCGTACTCGTAGACGACAGTAACGATCTCGCTACCTTCGCCTGTGGTTGTGTCAAATTCCCAAGTTTTTTCCATGATATTCACTCCTGTTAAAAATTAAATGTTATTCCTGTTTTGCAAAGTTTTCTATTAGGACTTACCCTAATCTCCGCAAAAACATGCAATTGATTCCTCGTCTGGATCAAATAAACCCTGTTGTTTAGCATTGAAATGCATCATGTCAACATAACTTGGATGTGCCTGGTTAAACCTTGCACCTACCTTTTTCTCCATGTTTGCCCACCAAACAGCTCTTTCTGGCTTATCAATGATCAATCCCATTAAATGGTCTGCCTTTTTCAAAAAGCATAGATCACAATTGCTCAACAAAGAATTGCCATTGACTGTCACAGTCTCAAGGTTAAATGGCTGCTTAGACCAAAAATCTAAGACATCACTCACGCATATGCCAGCCGTTGCCAATGGGGTTTCTTTGATGTCTTTGTTGTTTTTCATCTTGGCGACTCGTCTTTGTTCATCAGCCCTGATTCCAACAAAAGTCACATAATCCTCATATCCAAGGCTTTTCATGTACTTGTCTATGGGCAAAATCTTGAGTTCTTGAGTGCAAAACCTAGCGAAAGTGTTTGGTAAATACTTTTTACGCTCAACCATTGCCTCAAATGGCTCACCATTTCTGCTTGCAGTTTGGTAATTGACGATTTTCCATCGGTCTTTGACCTCGTCTACACCATCGTATTCAATCCAAGTAATTTTGATTCCCCAATGGGTTTCACAATCATGGACAAACTTTAATGTTGCCTCGTCTTCCTTGCCTGTATTGGCAAAACAGACAATTGCTTCCTCTGGCAGGCTCATGTCGTGAGCCTCTAGTATCTTGTAAAGCATAAATGCCGATGTTCTACCGCCTGAGAAGCTGATACAAGTCGGCTCAATAATTTCAAATGGGTTGCTCATTCCAAACACTCCTTAATACAAACATCTACGCCTGGCAAACTCGAATAAACCTTTGTCACATGGATGTTGACTATCTGCGAGTCGTCCTTGTAGACAACCGAGTTCATGCCGTCCTCCACGCTCTTGAGAATATTTGATGCATCTGGCTTTTTTATTGGCTTCTCTGTGCCATCAGAAATGGCTTTTAAGCGCTTTTTGGTTGCCGATACAGGGATTGGCACTCTGATGTACAGATACAGGCTCACAGGGGTTTCTAAGGGTTCAGATACACCCATTGCTTGTTTGGCTGCATCTTTGATCAATGCTTCATAGGTTCTTGTTTTCTCAGGGGTGTAAGCCTGAACAAAGTTTCCCCTTTTGACATATCTAGCCCTTTGTTTTCCAACAGGGTTAGCGTCAACTTTAAAAGTGACCATAAAGCTCATTTAATGATGTCCTCGACTTTTTGTATTTTCTGTCCGATCCAATGCATTACAGGGACTGCCATGCTGTTTCCCAATGCCTTGTATCTTGGGCCATCAGGGGTTGGCTTGCCCTTTGGTTTAATGTCGGTGTAGTGGTCAGGAAATCCCTGTAGTCTCTCGCACTCAGTAACTGTTAACCTTCTGACAGCCACTTGTTGTGAGATAAATGTTTGGGCATGGTGAGATTGTGGGCTTGGCTGTAGTGCTTTTAGAGCTGTCGAAACCTCTAATTCTGTCGCACTAAAAGTATTGGCTTTGGCATCTTCTCGAATTGAATAGGCTGATACTGCTTGATGAATCAAACGCCCTGTATAAGCATCTTGACCGCTGTAACTGCCAGGGTGAGTGTCGGCACATAAAGCGCCAACTGTCTCTTGGACAATCATTGCTTCTGCTTCTACCCTTTCGTTCCCTGTGCGACTGAATGGAGGGCCGTTAGTAACGCAGGGGGCAACTCTTTCCCCCTTTTTTCGGCTCGGTGCAGGATTCCCTTGCAAGCTTTCTCGCTCAAAAAGAACCGCTGCGGCAGGTCGCCAATCTCCAAGATATCCGACAACGAACACACGCTTGCGTCTTTGGGCCACTCCGAAGTATTGAGCGTCAAGCACCCTGTATGCGAACCCATACCCGCAGATTGCCAACCCTCCGAGGAAGCTACCAAAGTCCCGTCCGTCAGCGGAGGACAAAACGCCGGGGACATTCTCCCAGACCAACCAACGGGGGCGATATTGTTTAGCAATGGCAAGATAGGTAAGCATGAGGTTACCACGAGGGTCATCCAATCCTTTTCTGAGTCCTGCGACTGAGAATGATTGGCAGGGTGTTCCTCCAACGAGAACATCGACATTTGATTCAATTTGCCACTCCTTAAATTTTGTCATGTCGCCCAAGTTGGGGACTGTTGGGTAATGATGTTTTAAAACTTGGCTCGGAAAAGACTCAATTTCTGAGAATCCAACAGGATTCCAACCTAGTGGATGCCAAGCAACTGTTGCTGCCTCTATTCCACTACAAACCGATAAATAGTTCATTCAATCTGTCCTTCTTTCATTTGACGCATATAGGTTCGGACTCGATCTCTTGCTCCAGTTCCATAGATTCTTTCGCAACGCTCAAGCCTGGCACGAACAAAGTCGTTATCTCTGTTTGTCTGCCAAGTTCGGAATATCTCCCTTGCCTCGGCTTTCTCAAGAACAACTCTGTCGCTCTCATTGGATATTGTTTTTCGGCTGTATGCCATAGGGGTTTACTCTAGGTCGCCAGTAAGCTCTAAGGCTTTGTTTATCAGATAAAGCGGAACATTATTTCCATCTTTTACTTTGTCTAACAGGATCATGGCTTGAAAATAATTCATGCTTTTTTCCTTAATTGCTCCATTGCTTGTCGGATATGGTCTGGCATAGGTGCGGCTTTCTTTGCATCAGCCTTAATCTTTTCCAAAGCGGCATCAGGCTCATTTGATGGTGGAACTGTGAGCCTTATGTTGTCAGCAGGATTAGTTTTTTTCGCAACCCAATCTGCTTTAAATGCTTGCCAACCACGAACAATACATTCTTCTAATGCTTTCTCAAGTGTCCAACCTGCTAAGTTGGCTTCCTCAGAAATCTTGTCTATGGCTCTTTGGGTTATTGGGGCTTTCTTGGCTTTCCTCAAAGATTTAAATTCTTGCCAAACAGAATCAGAAACACCTTCAGGTGTTGCAACGACAGTTGCTTTCTTTTGTGTCTTGTGTTCTGTGTCTTGTGTTATGTGTAATGTGTTATGTGTAGCATTGCTTTCGGATTGCGTTGGCAATGCGTTCGCATCCTTCTTACTCCATCTAGCTTTAGCAGAAGCACTTGCCTTTTCTGATTTGTCACCAGCTTTGGCTATTTCCTTGTTTGCTCTGTGATGAATCCATCCATCGTCTGTGCGCTCGAAATACTCTTGCAATACGATTGCAATGCTTTCGGTATGCGAACGCATCCTGATTTGTCTTGATACTTCAACCTCTTCAAGTGGAATTGGAAGTTCATGGAGATAGTACCAATCAAGCAAGCGCCTGTAGACTAAATCTTCAATTTCAGAAAGATGGGAAGTGTGACTTTGATAGTCACCAATATTGAACTGGTAATAGTACATATTGTCCGCTTTTTAAACCACCCTTAAAGGAATTGCCAGCAGGAGAAGGGTTAACTCTTTTCGGTGCGCTCATGACTTCGCACCTAGCTGGATTCCATAATATCAAAATAATTCTACCTTGTAAACAATCTGTTCACATCAATAGGTTTGTTCAAATGATTCTCTAGAGTCCTGGCAAGCAAAGCTGTGACAGAAGCAGAGAAGTCTTCAGGCTCATTTACATAAGCACTAGCCATTGTCTGAGCATACTCAAGCAATGTTTCGGCACATGTTTGTTCAATTTGTTCGATGTTCATGGGCGGGATAATAATGTTCGTTTTGTTCTTGTCTATTAGGGTTTATCCCTATTAAATACTTGTAAAACCTGTGGCACATTAAAGGTGTTGGCAAACTCTCAAGCGTGAAGTCCATCATGTTAAAAAGTTGCAATGACATAAACTCTGCCAACAGTCACCACTAGGTGTCATGGGAGTACAAATTGCAAAAACGGACATCTTTGATAAACAAATAGGAGTGAATATGCCAATACTTAATGGAAAAAAGGTCGTAGACCTAGAGGTTGATGGAGTTGACAGCAGAGATTATCCAGATTTCTCTGATGCTTACTTCTCAGGTGGATGCTACGAAGATGGAACACCATTGACAGACGATGAGTTAATTAGACTCTCCGATCTGGCGGCTGATGTTCTTTGGGAAATGGCTTTTGATAGTCTCCACTAACATGAAAACACTATTTCAGACCTATTTGGAAGAGTTCTCGGACATCCAATACTGCCCTTATTGCCTAACAATCAAGGGAAACAGAATAGTTTGCTGCCAAGAAGCAGACTTCATCCAATTCAAGGATTTAGACCTTGATCAACAAAAGCAAATCATTGAAGACGAATTAGATACTTATTGTATTTAATTGAATACTTAAAGGAGTGAATATGTCAATAGAAGCGTTATTGAAAAAAGATGTTAATTCTCATACAGAGAAGAAAAACAACCTGACCTATCTGTCATGGGCTTGGGCATGGGCAGAGGCTCTCAAAGCCGATCCAAAGGCTACCTACAAGGTAGAAATGTTTGGTGACAAGTGTTTCATGGACATCAATGGTACGGCAATGGTGTTTGTTACTGCCACCATGTTTGGCAAACCAATGACCTGTCAACTTCCTGTGATGGACTACAGAAACAAAGCTATTCCTAATCCTGATGCTTTTGCAGTGAACACTGCCATCATGCGCTGTATGACCAAGGCTCTGAGTCTGCATGGCTTGGGACTCTACATTTATGCGGGTGAAGACTTGCCTGAAGAAGGTAAATCAGTAGTTATTACCCCTACTCAGGGAGCGCAAGACAACATTCCAATTGAGGAACTAAGGTATCTTGAAGAAGTGGCAGTCGATCTGATTGCCATGTGTGAGCAAGGTGATCCCAAGGCAGCTTGGGTTAAGTTGGAGGGAGAGAACTTAGATAGCGAACAAAAAGTCGCTCTGTGGACACTCCTTCCTAGTAAAGTGCGTTCCGCTTTGAAAAAGGCTAAGGAGTTATAAATGCTTACGCAAAAAGAAGCGCAAGAATGTTTTGATTACAAAGATGGAATTTTGTATTGGAAATTTAGAGCAGCCAATCGTATAAAAGTCGGTAGTCCAGCAGGATCAATTGATCCATCAACTGGATATCATAAAACATACGTTTATGGGAAGTTTTATAAAGCACATAGAGTTATATTTTTGTATCACCACGGATATTTGCCAGAGTTTGTTGACCATATTGATGGCAATAAAATTAACAACAAAATTGAGAATTTAAGGCCAACTACAAAATCTCAAAACGCCATGAACCAAAAAGTTCGTGCAGACAATAAGAGTGGAACAAAGGGGGTTATGTGGCTTAAAAGAGAACAAAAATGGCTTGTTGCATTAAGAGTTAACTCAATAACGCATAGTTTTGGATACTTTGAAGACAAAGAGTTAGCAGAGTTAGTAGCAATAGAGGCAACAAATAAGTTGCATAAAGATTTTTCAGCATACAAAGGAGTGTTAAATGGACAATAAACAAAATCAGCGGGATAACAGTGGGGTACTTTTCAAAAATGAGAAGAAAGATAATGATCGTGCGCCTGAATATAAAGGGAACATTACTGTAAATGGTCAGGATTACTGGCTATCTGCATGGATCAAAGAAGGAAAATCAGGCAAATTCATGGGCTTGGCAGTATCTCCTAAAGAGGAATACAAACCAAAACCCTCTGAGAGGTCTAAGGCTACTGGCTTTGATGATGAATCTTTGCCATTTTGAGTTAATATAAACCCGAGGGGAGAGCTGTGCAAAGGATTTTCCTAGCTTGCAGTCGAGCAGTTTTCCCCTCACCTGATAGGAGTGAATGATGAATTACATAGACGGAATAAAAGAATCAATGGAGAGATTCTTTGGTACTGCACCATTTAAGTTGGTACGCAAAGAAGACCCTACAACGAGCCATCAAGCCGCTCAAGTAGTTGATACCACCAAGCTAGAAAGTCTTGTCTACGAGGCCATTAAGAGCCATCCAGACGGGTGTATCTCAGATGAGATACTAGCCATGTATCCAAACTACCCATATTCCTCAATAACAGCACGATACAAGTCGCTGTTAGACAAGGGATTTATCGAAGTTACGGGTGTCAAACGAGGTAAGTTTGGCAGAAATCAACGAATTATGAAATGCAAACAATGCTAGAAAAACCACCTTATTCCAAAATCAGCTACCCATCTATCCCGACAAAAGACTTTAAATGGTCTTCAGGATCAGATGTTCAGGCAATATGGAAGAAACATGGATGGACTCCACCATCAGAGAAAATGATTCCGCCACCACCAGAGAAGGTTGTTCAGCCATTGAGGAGAGTTAGATGAGTTACGCTGATATAGAAATGAAAATTATCCAGTGGTCAGAACAAAGGCGCATTATTCCTAATAGCAACCCAGAGTCTCAGCTACTCAAGGCTGTCTCTGAAATAGGAGAATTAGCAGATGCCACGATTAAAAAAGACAGAGAAGCTATTGTGGATTCTGTTGGTGATGTCATGGTCTGTCTTATTAACTACTGCGCTCTTCAAGATATCAATCTGGTAGATTGCATGGAAGTTGCATACGATCAGATTAAGAATCGGAAAGGCACACTATTGCCTAACGGAGTCTTTCAGAAGGAGATATGACCATGAAATTTGAAATGGAATTTGGGATTTTCAACGACAAGTTGGTTATTGAAACCACTGACTTTGACATGATAAAAATATTCCAAGAGTTTGTTATGTTCCAAGAGGCTTATGGATGGGCAGTTAAGTACGAGGCTATTCCACTAGAAGAAGATGAAGATGTAGATTTCTCTTTAGATTCTGAAGAACCACTGTAGGCTATTTTGCCAACAGGTAAAGACCGATATTTGAACTAGCGTAACCTGCATAGACAATCGCCATGTGCGGGTTACCTTTCATAAACTGCTCTACCGCAATGTAAGCGTAGATCAAGCCTGTCAAAGCAATCAACCAGGCACTCAAAACGCACTCACATCAATTACCTCACCACGAAACTCCACATGGTCTTCACTAAAACGATGGACGAGTTCAGGCCATAAAAGCTGACCATTGAAGAAGTTTAACACTGCAAAGCCTGATCTGTGGTTAGAAGGATTAAGTTCAGCATAAGTAAATTGTGGGCCATCTGGTTCAGCCAAAGTCCCCGTATCAACACCAAAACGATTCCCGTTGTAGTCACTATAGGGCGTGACTTTCAAAGAATGCAGATGCCCCGTCACCATTGAGACCCCGCTAGCCACCGTATTATTGTGGGCAGCGTGAACCCCATTCTTGTATCGGTGCTTAACAATCACTTTAGAAGTAGGCCATACTGCCCAACAGAAGTCCCAATTTGGGATATGGTCTGTCAGCTTGAAGCCAAATACTTCTTTAAATTGTGGTGCGTGTTGCGCTAATCTATTGCCAAAGCGAATATCGTGGTTGCCCCATGTAAACACTAGCTTTACATTGTGACGAGCATCTTTAGCGGTTTCCTCAATCTCTTCCAACGCAGCTTGCGTAGCTTTTAACTCTTGAATGACAGAAGTCTGAGGTTGATCAGTTACATCGTGCCTCGATATAGACGCTCCATCAAAGGCATCCCCGTTACATATCACTGCCTTGGGTTTAAACGTCTCTATAGCCCATAGAAGCCCTTTAAACGCTGTTGTTCGTTGTCCGATGAAGTGGGCATCTGAGAATACTAGGACAGTCCCATCCAGTATCCCTAAATCAATCTGTTTTAAAGGAGAAAACGATTGTTTCCTAGCATCATACAAAGCACCTCTATGGTTAGAAGCATGTAACTTGATGTTATGAAACTTCTCCATGTTGCGTCTTCTTGAATGGATATTTCTAATATTGACACCAAGTATCTTTGCTAGTTTTTCAGCAGACTGGTGTTTCTCCCAAAGAGCAATAAAGTCCTCATCGGAACAAGCCTCACTATGATTAACAGCCGCCATTTGAATTCCTAAACAGTAAATTCTCTAACAGGTTGATAACTCTATGCTCTTGCATCTCAATCTCATCTTGAGATGATTTAGGGTCTTGAGAAACAACCATCAAGTCATGCAGAAAGATATGCAATAACTCATGCAAAGCAGTTCTATCTAAGCTCTCTGGAGTGATCTTTTCAGCCCCAAAGTCTCCTATGCGATACACAGCCAGTCTAGCGTTAGGGGTAAACTCAACAGAAGCCATTGCTTGCTTGGCAGGTTTACTACCCTTTTCGATTCTCCAATCACCAAGACTCAGAACTTGTTGCCACTTTCTGACACTTAGTGCGAATAGCTTAGCATCTTCTGGTGTAGGAATGTTAGACATATCAACACCTTATACAAGAATTGTTACAGTTTAGTTTAAGACACTAACACTTGCAAGGCGTGGTTGATATGTTTTACACGATCATCTAAGCCAATAAAGCCACCATTTATCTTCTTGGTTAAGGTTTTATAGTCTTGGGTGTCTGCATACTGGTTTAACTTGTGGGTATCCCAAAACCATCCCGCAGTGAGGGCAGCGTACATCGGAGTAGCAACAAGGTCAGGCTCCATAATGAAATCCACCCCTAGAGCCTTACCCGCATGGTGGTAGTTAGCTGATCCTGTAAGTTGGATACATCCTCTGCCTCTAAAGCGATAACCATCACCAGAAGCCTCATCCCTGTTTCCCATCCGATTAGAGTAAACAGTGTTGGCAATCAACTTAGGATTACGAGCGCAAGCCTGTGCCTTGGTAGCATCAAACCTTTTAGGCCAGAGTTTCTGTAAAGCCTCCGCACGATAATTTAAGTTCTCAGATAGAAGTTTGAAATTACCTGATTCGTGAGCGCATTGACCAATAAAAGCGGCTTTTCTCAGGTTGCTAGAGATGTCAAACCTCTCAAAAGTAGCGTTCAGCGCATCTACCCACTCTGAGCCGATGTGAAGCTGTTTAAGTTGTTCACTTGTTACCATTTAGTAAATCTCTCATCTGGTTGTACGAGTCCACACACGCATTAAGTGCAGCAGTATTTCGATCTCCCATAGCGACTATTTCTGCGATGGCTTGGAGGGTTGCTCTTTCGGCATCAGGAGTTGGGTCAGGCGCTCTGTCAGGTTCACTGGTTGCTTTTGTATCTGTGGTGGCAACGGGGGTATTTGTGGGGGTTTGTACACAACTGGGGGTGCTGATCCGCACCCTACCAGCGCTGATAGCACGATCAAGAGCAGACTGTTTTTGATTGACAACATTTGTGGTCTCCATGAGTTTGGTTGCGGTAGTGTTTAACTGTTCGTTAAGTTTCTGCTCAGTAGCCCTAGATTCCTCATTCTTTTTGGCTATCTCAATCTGCATTTCCTTATCCCTGTCTGACCACCCAAAATGGTAGCCACCACGATAAGTCCCAAACAGACTAACTGCTAAACCAACAAGTAACCAAGGAAGGGGTATGCCAAACATCACTCAGCCTCTTTTCTTGCTTCTGCCAATTGGATACGCTCATGGTCGTTTTCCAAGTGTTCAGGTGGAGTTGTAGGAGGTGGGCCAGGTGTCCAACTCTCATCCAACTCAGGGTTCACCCAAGCGGGTAAAGCTCCAGAAGGCGATGTCCATGTTTGCGTACCATAGGAGGCGTTAAAACCCGTCTGTGAGCCTACAGTTGGTTGGCACGTTGGCTGTTGGGGTGGCTGTTGCTTAGAAGTCATTGCCCGTTTACCAATAACACCACCAATACCGCCAACAATCAGCAGAACAATGTCGTTCAGCATCTTTGTGTA